GCTCCTTGATGCTGTTTGTCAGATCACTGAGTGTGGATACAGTCAGCTGACCGCTATCATCCAGCACTCGGATTTCACCATCAACAAACGATAGCCTCTGGCCTATTTGTTGCTGTAGGAGCGAAGCCTTGGCCACGTCCTTGGTTAGTCCAGTTGCAATTCTACCAGATTCCGCATCAATGCGCGCCTGTATGCGCTCCTGCTGCATTTTCTCCATTTCCTGGCGGTATCTATCAGCCTCAGACTTTTGCGCCTCAAACAGCTGTTTATAGTCGTTCTCGGCTTTCGCCTTTTCCTCGGCCTGCTGCCTGGCTAATTCTTGAGCCTCCTCAGCCTCACGTTGCTTGGCCTTCTTCTCAGCCAGGAGCTGATCATTCTTACTCTTGAGACCAGCGACCTGCTGCTCGACCATCTGCTGCAGTTGCGCCTCGATTGCCGCCTTCTGCTCTTCATTTAGCTCGATACCTTCGATTTCCATATTTTCACCTCTGGTGGTTGGTGCGGCTCTGCCGCTATAGGTAGGGATGTAGCTCTAATGGAGCCACAGCAAAAAGAGCATCAATCAAGTCCTCGAACTTAAAGTCCTCGATGTACTGCTCTAATTCGTAAAAGCGATCGACGTCATCCTTGGTCATATCGCGCTTGTCTAATATCTTCTGCGCTTGCGTCAGCGCCTGATCTTCAGTCATGATTAGAATGCCTTTCCTGTTCTGAAGCCTGACGCCATGGCTCGCTCGAACAGCTCGTCCATATAGCGTGCGGCCTCTGGCGACCTTCGGAATAATTCCTTCCGATTAAATACCCATGCAACAAACATTTCAGCATGAGATTCTGCTGCATTAAAAGCTCCGTATTGCGTCATGCGCGCATTGTTTAAGTGTGCGGGCCATTCAGGGAATCCAGCAAAATAATGAACCTGGTGTCCAAGCTCATGAATCATGGTCGACGCCATTTGAGCTGACTGATCATCGAACTCAGTCCTGATAACGTGAGAGAATGACCACGTTTGATCGCTCTTCCCAGCGTTTGACCTTGCCACTTTAGCAATCGCCTCTCGTATCCGCTCCGCGCTGCCCACTGGATCTTTATATGTCGCTTTGGTGTTTTCTTTGACGACGACATGATTCCAGGCTGATGATGTGAAGCCGTTGGTCCTACTTGCCCGCCTAGATGTATAAAAAAACGGGGCGTATGCGTTGCTAATAAGTAGATCCTGATACGCAGATGTATCTTTGTCTCCTGCTTTTAAATATTCCGCCACCTCGTCCCTGATTGCTCGGGATGATTTGGAGTTTTTGGCCATTTGCGCCTGTTTTAATACCAGGGTTTTCGTTCCTTTCAGCCTAATAAACTCCTGGAGCTGCGCCATTTCCTTGGTCTTGACCTCAGCAAAGATGGCATTTAGCCCGCCCTGGACGTCCCTCTTGCTCGTCGTAAACATTGAGGCCAGGACGGCAGCAGCCTCCTGAATCTCTGGCTCTGGCAAAATATCAGGTATCTCGGGTTCTCTTCCGCTCAGGTACGCATCCGCATTCGCTAACTGAGCAAGCGTCAGCGTGTTGCCTCGACCGTCAATGAAGCGATCGAGCTTCATCCCATCCCTAAACATGGCAGCTCTCGAAGGCCCCAGCACTTGGTCCTGGAAAGCCTTGGATTGCTTTCTGAGCCATCCATCATAAGTCAGGTTGGCTGACACCTGTTTTGTCCCTGAGCTCCCCTTGGACGGCCTAGTGCCTGCTATATCCCTTCCCAGATCATACTCAGGATTCACCACCATAGTGATGGTTGATCGACAGTTAAAGTGGGCTGGCGGCTTTGGATCTTTGTCGAAATCGCGATATATGACGCCATCCCTGGCTGAGCAGATCAAGCTGGTCCTAGAGTCCAGCGTGGCCACCCATTCATATCCCTCGATAACGTCGTCATTTTCTTTCATCGTGGCATTTCTAGCCTGAACGGCGACGTGGTTAGTCACAGTGCGGGCTATTGTTGCCGCCTTGCGCTGCTGCATCGGAACAAGCGCACGTATTTTTGATATCAGTTGATCGTTAGTCTCGCCAAGGGCGATACTGTCGCGTATCTGTGACACAACAAGGTTTGCGCCCTCTCGACCAAACTGATCAAGCATTCCGCGTATTGTGTAGCCTCGGCTTGGTTCAAGGTTAAGAATGTCGCCAAATATTGCCTGTTCTAACTGAAGCGGCGAAACTCGGCTGAAGTCTACGGCCAGATTTTTGCTCGCAGTCCTTGCATTAAAGTCTGCCTCATATCCAGCAAACTCTCGCATCTCTTCAATAAATGACTCAGCAAACTCGGCATTTGATGCGAGCAGATATTGATAATAATCTCGCGCCTGCTCTTGCAGCCGAGCCCGATTGAATTCGGTTAGTGGCTCATCTTCAAGTCTGTTAATGATCGACAATAGCAGGGTGCTGATAAAATCCTCAGCCTCACGCTCGCGTCCACGCGCATATCTCAGAACAAATATCTGATGCCTGGTTAGTGCGTTGAGGATCTCATCGTTTGCTGACACGAGGCTTGGCTTTCGCCTTCATCTTCTTCTTGGCAGCCGCTGCCTTCTTCTTGCCTTCGGCTGTGTATGGATATTTCTTACCCTTTACCATTGGCATAACTCACCTCATTAGTTAGCTCGTAGACTTCAATAATGGCGCATCGCTCTCGCTTTCTGCCGTACTTAACGTGAACGGCTGCGCCTACCTTCAAACGTCTGACCAAAATATCCGTCGCACCCTCTTGCACCTGGCAATCTGGAATGACGACATACTGCTGGTCTGACTTGTTTATGAGAATCTTGCTCTCAGCGAATACAGCCTGGCTCAATAGAGCCGTGAATATGAGTATATATCGCATTTTGCATCTCCTAACGTCATCACGACGTGCTGTGGCCTCACGGCCTGGGTTTATTTGCTACCACTTCTCCCTATTAGCCCACCAGGCCGCTGACATCTTGCCCTTGGCGATGTTCTTGGCGTGTCGAGCCTTGAATGATTTACGTCGTGCAGCTGCTGCCTTGCTTTCACCCTGGCGAGCTGGTGATCCCGAGACGCCCTGTTGACCGAATCGGATCAGCTTTACCTTGTCGCCTTCTTTAGCCAGGACGACGTGTGACTTGGTTGCGTGCTTTGGTGTGCGCTTTGGCTTGTTATAGCCTGACAGGCCATACCGCTCGAGTCGTGGATCTTTCGCCATTACTTGCCTCGCTTCTTCTTGCGGTGCTTCTGTATCTGCTTCCATTGCGCTGAGTCGACTGTGCGAGCCTTGCCGCCTGTCAGCACTGAATTGACGCGAGCCATTGCCCACTGCGATGGAGTGACGCCAGGACGACGGCCAGACGTAACAGCTGCGCCCATGCCCTTCACATAGATGGCTTTCAGTGCGCTATATGGTGCGTTCGCCTCTTTGGCTTTGCGCTTGAGGGCCTTCTCTGCTCGCTCACTTACCTTTGCCATATCGTCTCTCATAGGCTGTGGTGTACTTGCTGCGACGTGTCTTGGCCTTCTTGTCGCCTGCCAGGTCGCCTAATACCTTGCCCTTTTTACGCATCTCATCGAGCTGCTGCAAGCGTAGACGCCGAGCTTGGCCTGTTAGCCCAGCCACATACTTCTCTGGGACACTGTAACCTGATGGGGTTTTGACGTTAGCCATCAGTTAAGAACTGGGGGAAGGTCGCCCAGCTCCTCCTTGACGTCTTCCAGGGAGCGAGTCCCGTCGATAATGCCTGCCGCCTTTAAGCGATCGAATATGTCCTGGTCGCTGATAATCTGGCGATCCATGAGCGTGACCATCGACATGATGAGCTGAGGATCGACCGACTTGTCGTAAAACTCGCGATTGATCTCGATCACTACATCATCAGGTGTGCCCATGAACTGAGCGCACCACTTGACGCATTGAGCCAGGGCGCTTGATAGATTGCCCACGATATCGCCCAGGACGCTATTCTCTGATGCGAACCGTATCCTGGCGCCTTCTGCTGTCTCGTTATTACCACGATCAGTGATGATTCGAGCACCGATAGCGACCATGGCTGATTCCTTGGCTCGCATGGCTTCCATCACCAGCTGATTGGCTTGTGGCTGCAGCAGTGTAGCGCCTCCTGATTCCCCCAGGATATGGCCAGAGCGAGAGCCTAATTTGATGCCCTCTGGATTAGCCTCAAAGAACTCATCAGCGTTGAGGCTGTGCGTGATGAACAGCGTGGGCTGCCCTGTGATGAAACAGCTCTCCTCGTAGTCCGCAGAGTTACGATAGTGAGCGATATTGACGTCAGCGATATCTGATAGCGGAGCATCGTCGATCGTGGCGTCGTTGTTCTTGCTGCCGACAAAGATGCCAGGGATAAAGCCCCAGGGCGTCCCGTCTGCCTGCTTTGGGTAAATCTCGTCAGAGTATGGCACCTCATCACGATAGAGCTGCTGCGTGTAACCATCCTCGCGCAATCTCAGGACGCGGTATTGCGTCTCCATGTCGTGGCCAAACTCATCGTCACCCGAGCGATAGTCCTCAGCCAGGACGACCATCGTCAGCACTTTGCGGCCTGCCATGGTTTCCGTACACCAGTTGACGACCTGCTCGGCTGTGTAGGGAATAATTGAGGCCTTAAGGTCTAGGCGAGCGATATCCTCGACTGACAGATCGCCCTCTGCTTGTGGGTAATCAACCAGGAGGAACGTGCGGCCTGTTTCCAGCAGGTTCGACAGCTCATCCTTTGCCAGCTGCTCGATGCCCAGGCCGTCACCACTCGCATCGTCAATTAGGTATTCCAGGCCTGGAGGCACTTCGATCTGTGGCTTCTTGCGGAATGCAGCGCCTACCAGGGCGTTTTTTGTGCGGCCTGTGAAGTTGGTGAACAAGGCTCGCTTCAAATACTGCCGATAACGGACTGTCTGGGCTCCTACGGCGTCGTCGTGCATCTCTGCGTCTGGTACTGGTAGGTAGACATGGCGCTTATCTTTAACCGCCACAGAGCCTCTCACGGCGTCTCGCGTCTTGGTCCAGGACGGCTTATAAAGCTCATAATTGGGGTGTTTGTTACTGACGGACATGGGCGTCACCTAGTAATGGGTATCGTGATTTTATCATAGGGTGAATCTGATGGGCACATGAGCCACTGGCTTCACGATCGGCATCTCATACGCGATCGGATAGGTCGTCGCATCATTCTGGTGATCTCGACCATTGGACTTGTCTGGCTCGCCGTTTTTGTAGACCTGCTGCTCCAGGCATTCAGCTGTCACCTGGCATTTGGCGGCGTTAATCTTCACTCGACCTGACTCCAGGGCTGCGTTCATTGCGAGGATACGATCCTTAACCATGGGGTTCCGCTTATTTACGCGAACCCAAAACCCTGCCTGCTCTAGCAGTGCGATATCTGACTTTGATGCGTCGACCGTCTTTCGGCTCTTACCGCTTGCGTCTGGATAGATATAAATCTGGTGATCAGCGAATCGGCTCTGAATGATTCTCACCATCTCGGGCGTGTCATACATGTTCACCAGCTCATCGACAGCGTGCCAGGTTCGACCACCGTCGCGCTGAACATAGACCGTCGCTGCCTGTTTGGTGACGTTAAAGTCACAGCCAATGAATAAAGGCTCACCCTCTCTGATGGTCTCGTCACTCGAACAAGCGTGCCTGTTGTAGCTTGTATATACCGTTCCTGACGTGAGATTGACAAAGCGGCCTTCCAGGTAAGCCTGTAGAAGATGCTCAGGGTAGGCGTTCTTGAGCGAATCCACGTAACCGTCAGGCAGATGAGGATTGCTGTGCGTCGGCGCTTGGATGATTTCATACCCTGGTCTCGCCTCCTTTCGCCACTGGGAATAAACAAACTTAAACCCCTCGGGCGTTGTCGTTACTCCGATCGTGTTGATGCCCTGGCGCTTCTTCTGCCTGTTTCTCGCCATGACCTGGCGCCAGACATATGCAGCGTCGTCATGCTTGAGCGTATCTAGCTCGTCAATATCAGCGTCTGCGTGTTCATAACCGACGATCCGATTGGGATTCTCCATTGATCGGAACATGATCGTCCCGAACCCCTCGACGTCAATTTGATTAAGTGGTGTCTTCTGCAGCCTGTAAGGGATATCAAGCTCTGTCAGGATCTGCTCAAACCTGGGCCAGGCGATCATTCGGATCAGGTCATACGTGGGCTCATAAAAACCCCTGTTAGCTCCTGGGCACGTTAAAAGGCCAGTGATCGACCTGAGTATGGCCGCCTCTGTCTTGCCAGCGCCAAAGCCTGCAACAAAGGCAGGAAACCGAGCCTCTGTCGTCATGTACTTGTATTGAGGAACCGTTGGACTAATCGACGCCATCGGGCTTGATGATGTTCACGGTAATCGGTGCAGCGTCCTCGCTAAAGTGATGCTCCTCTTTAATGTCGGGGAGATACTTGTTCAACAAACGTATGCGCTGCTCGTTGGCGATCTTGTGTTTTGCGAGCTCCTTATCGAAGGTCTCAGACGTGACATCCAGCTGCTCGATTTTCTCAATGTTATCAAGAACGTAGGATACGCCACCCCTGGCAGCGAGATACTCTCTCAGCTCACCCTGTCTGATTGCTCGATTTTTCTGTGCTGCAGTCTTAGCCATCGTCAGGATGCCCTATGTTTAGGGCCCAATATTCGCCTCGTAAATTACCCGACCGAATCGCACCGACATGAATCTCCCCTGGCTCCATTGGGTAGGTCTCGACAGTACCGTCAGAAAACGCCACCAAATACAGGCCAGGCTCGTGCGGCATCTCACCAGGAGCGACTGGGCTCCACAGGAGTCGGACGATCTGTTCCATAGGCTTATTGTACATAAAAAAAGGCCCCGAGGCCTGTAGGAACCTGGGGGCCAATGGCATGGAGGAAAAAAGGAAGTCAAAAAACCCCCATGCCGTCCTTGATCACTTGTAGACTCTGGTCATCCTCTCGAATGGCGCAGTGTATCTGACGATCTCGAGTGGCGGCTCATCGTTCGTCGACAGCCTCACCACGCTGAAATCGTAGAGGATGGCGGCGTCTTCTTTCCATCTGTTCGCCATCACTCTTGCGGCTTGTAGAGCAATCTCCCACTCCTCCTCCAGCCATTCAATATCCCCCTCCATAAATCCCCCTATTTGATGTCGTTACTCTGTCGGCTTTGAGCTGATCAGATGATAGGTCGCAAAACGCTTTCCGTTTTTAATCGTCCACTCCGTGTGGATTGTGTGGCCTTGCATCCTGAGATCATTGATCCGAGCAGCGAGTCGAAAACACTGGTATTTGTCCAGGGCCTCGAGTGCTGTGATCGGAGCTTTAGCCAGGTGATTGAAAATAGCGATTGTCTGGCTCATTGGCAGACCTCCTCAGCGATGTTTTTGTAGTCAGGCCAGTGACCAGCCAGAACCTGCTCGCAATAAAACTCCTGCTCCGCGATCTCGTCCTCCATCTCCATCTTGCCCATCATGCCAGTCAGCAGCAGCACGATGAAAATGGCGCCTCCAATAAATAGCCGTTGTGATGTCATGACTGATTGCCTCCTATCAGTTGGCGCATCTGTCGGAAGCCGTCGCGGTCCTCCAGCAGCTGCTCGAACGTGGCGTATTGCTTCTCCAGGATATAACGTGACTTGAGCACCTCGATCACTAGGGCTCTGACCTCCGATTGCGTGAGCACCAGATCAGGCTTCTCCAGGAACGCCTCCAGGACGATGTTGGAAGGTGCGCGACTCATTGCCGCGCCTCCCTGGCGATGAACTGCTTTACAGTCCCGCCGAACTCTGACGCCCGCTCGTTAAAGTCAGCGACGTCAGTGAGGAAAAGCTCCTCGGGTAGGATGCCAGCCTCCTGGGCCACATCAATGACTCGGAGCCACTCCTCGTCTGTGCAGTTGACCAGGGCGGAGCGACAGACTCGATCCATCACGTCCTTCTTGCTGGTGTCGATTTTGGTAACGCGGTTATTCATAACTTACCCTCCAGGTAAATGGCCGCTTATGCGGCCTCTCCTTTTGCATATTGGACAGCATTGCACTCAGCAATCAGCGTTGCGTACTTCTTAGCGTCGTATGCGTGATTAACGCCGATCGCCATGATGTTAGCTAGAACGCTGTCATAGATAGCTCGTGCTGCGTCACGATCAGCCCAGTGGATCTCGTCGAAAAAGCGCTGAGTTGGACGATCGCCGACCTTCCTGATCTTAGCGACTGTGACGACTGGATCGTCAGAGAGAGTCAGACCATTAAGGTCGTAATCAATAAACGCCTCACGCTCGAGCTGCTGACGCATTTCGCCAAGCTGATTAAGCTCCATAAGCTCGTCGTAAGAACGATCGAGCACCTCATTGCTGAGATAGTCCATGCGCTGGTTGATTACTTTAAGAGTTGCGATTGCTGCGTTATTTGAAAATTCCATGTCTTGCTTCCTTTTGGTTGATGGCGGTGTCCCCCGCCGACAAGAGAATCATCTCAAAACCAGAGGTAAGCGTCAACTTATTTGCTGACAGATTGTCACTTTTGTCACTAATTATATGAAATCCACTGATGACCATCGGGATCTGCCTCCCAGGCTCGATATTGCTCCCTGTAGAACTTGGCGATTTCCAGGCGCAGCTCTCGATTGGTTTTCATGATGGCATTGGCTTTATCTCGCAAAATCTCTAAGTGCCCAGGCCCGTACACGTCCTCCAGGAAATCCATGAACCGTGCAGGCGACTCGCCCATCTCGCGGTGATGATAGCGGCACATGGTGATCGCGTTATCGAGCGACCAGCGCACCGCCTTATTTCGTCGCCCATACACGTGACAGCAGTCAAGGCCCTCTGTCTTGCCACAGACCATGCAGTGCTGATCCCTGGCTCTCACACATTTGCTAAACCAGTTGTCAGCTGCGTCTCTCTTGATCGACATAATTCTCCTCCCGAAACCATCGCTCTCTGAGTATTGCTTTCTCAGTGTTCGAACAATCACAGGCCCATCCGTCCAGGAATCCCTGACTCCAAACGGGGATCATGATCTTGTAGCACTCAGTGCATCGAACCTCTGGGGGTTGTTCCATTGTCTATCACCTCAAAATTGGGCTCCGCATTGAGCACCAGGAGCCATTCCATACCAAACTCAGTTGCATTTTGCTTGACCTTAATGCCATAGGGGAAGGCCTGGCAAACGACCAGACACGTATCAGCAGGCGATTCTGGATGAGGTATCACGCCATAAATCGACGACGCCAGCAGGAACATGATCTGCTCATCATCCAGGTGCGCCGCTAAGATCACAAACGCGGCCTCACAGTGACGCGATGAACTTCCCCATCCTGGGCATCGTATGTGATGACCTTTGCGCCCCTGGCGCTGGTGTAGCCGTGAGACACGGCGTAATGGTCCCTTGCGCTAAGTGTGGGGTGCTGCTCGATCGTGCAGCCTGAGTCCTCCAATACCCGCTCATGATGTAGATGGCCTGTATGCAGGTATGCGAAATCGCTTTGACCCCAGAGTGGTCTGATTCTAGGCTCGGAGCAAAACAGCTTCTGCAGCTGCGCCATCTTCATCCTGTGGCCATGATGCCAGCCGATGAGCGTCTTGCCATGCAGGTACGCATAAAACGGCCAATCATTGTCGATCACTTCCACCCTGGGCTCTGCGCTCCATCGGTGCTTGAGGTACTTCCTGATCCAGACGCTTGAACTGATGTCGTGATTTCCCTCAGCCTGGACGATCACGATTTCCTCGAAGTGCTCGAGCATCATTTTGACGGCCTCATCCATTACCTGGATGGTGATGTCCACCAGCTTGGCGTATCGGTCGTCAGTACCGACCAGGACGTGCTTGCTCTGTGGCGTGACGGGCAAAATGCCGTCCCAGTGCAGCCAGTCGCCCAGCTGCGCCAGGATGCCCGTTTTGCTGTTTGGACTGGCTTGGATCATGTCGTGGATCGCATTCAGGAAGGTATCCCTGGCGATCTTTGCATCCCAGTTGCTGCCCTCTGACTCCTGGCTGGCTTTCATGCCCAGGTGATAGTCGGTAATCGTCAGGACGCTGCAGAGGCGCTGATCGCTAATCTCTGGCCTGGGTGTTGGCTCGAACGGCTCCACGTTGTCACAGGCCTGCTCGATGCGCTCGATCATCATTTCGATGCGTCGATCGGCGTCTTGTTTGCTCTTCACCCACTGGCCAGTGGGTTTCCCGTCCTGATCATAGTAGGTTGACACACCTGACACCTGGAAGCCGTCTGGCACCTGGTGGACCATATCGTGGTCAGGCGAATAGCCTTGCCTAGCAGCACGATCCTGGATGTTCTTTATGGTGCCTTTGACCGTCTCTCGAGTGATGCCAAGCTCTCGCCCGACCTCGGTTTTGTTCATCCCAGACTCATAGAGCCTGATGATTTCTTTCTGTCTTTCCGTGTTGCAGTACCTATACAAGTCACTCATTGATCCCCCCTGAGCTTCATATATTCGGACTCGGCTGGGATCTCTAGCGTCTTGCCATGATCTGCAGCCCAGGCCCATACCTGATCCAGGAAAACCATCATTTCGCCTGGATCGAGTTTTCTGCTCTCCCTTAGCTGACCAGGGATGACAGTGTTGTGAATTACTCGATCCTCTACGCCGAGAAACTTATGTTTCATGAGGTCTTTCATCTCCTCCTCGCTGATCTCGTAACCCTTAGCGGTGAAATGCTCCGCCAGCTCACGACACCAAACGTGGAAAAGTGCGTTTTGACTTAAGGAACGCCTGTTTTTGTATACCTTTGGCTCCCAGGTAACTGGGTAATTGAAATCCCACTCCCTCTCGAGCCAGCGCTGGAAAAAGGCGACGCGCTCCTGAATTTGCCGCCTTTCTTTAATCAGCCAGAATTGGCTCACGGGCGATTGAACTCGACATATGGCGATCTGTGGCTTTCGGCCCTTTTGAATGTCAGGCCTTTGCCTTCCCACAGATTGATGTGACCCTCATACGGGCCGTTCCGCTGCTTTGCCACGATCAACTTCAGATCAGGCTCCCCCATGATTAACTGCTCCTTTTCTGTGAGCTTCTCGCCCATCGCCTGGAACTGTTTGGCCTTTTGTCGCCTCTTATTATGCCAAATTATGAACAATAAGTGCGCTTGATCGACAATCGTGGCGCCTCCGCGTACATCGAAGCGCGTGGGGATGTACTCATCGCCGCCCGTTTGCGGCTTTCTGACGTGATGCACCATGCAGATATGAACATCCTTTGCCTCGGCGATTCCCAGCAGCTGATTCATGAACAGCCGCTCCCTCTCAGTGTCGTCAGTCACTCCGCAGAATTGAAGATTGTCGATGAGGATGACTTTGACGCCCCTCTCAGCCATGGCAATGATGCAGCCTAGCACTTCAAGCGGCTCGACCCCACCTAGTGCCCTGTACCAATACACGCGATCAGAGGCCCACTCAGCGAACTGCTGCGCGAACTTCAAGGGCGGAGCATCAGCTGCTGCCGCTTGCTTGCACATCATGTAAGCCGTGTCGCTCATCTTCATCTCGAATGAAGCGATCCCGACCTTCACCTGCTGTGCCAGGTGCGTGAGCACAAACGACGCGATCGTGCTTTTCTTGTGCCCGTTAATTCCACACCAAACGCTCACCTCGCCCGTGCGGAGCCTCACCTTGTCATGGGTGTCGATCCAGGGAAACGGATACCCGTGCGCCACTGGATCAGTCTGTACTCGATCAAAAAAGGCTTTCTCGAAGTGCTCAATGCGGACGACATCAGCCGCCTCGCTCATGGCAAAAACCTCCTGGAGGTCTTTGTCGGTAAAGTCTTGCCTTCGGTTTATTATCATATTTCTAACTCCCTGATACCCTCGTCCGTTTCAAATTCATCCTCCCAGCGCCTCCCGTTAATCCACGTCGTGGCGTGAGGGATGTATCTCTGCTCAGTAGACCATGGATATACAGCCAGCGCCTCCATCGCTGCCTTGCGGTCTTTCTGACTTAATCGCTCGAATGAAACCTTGGCTTTCGCCTTGTTTGTCTTGCGCGGATAACCCGCCCAGAACTCCTCGAACTCCTTATGGTTATTTATTGATGATTCATTGGTGGTTAGAGGTGTAGTTTTACACCTATCCATAGGCGTCATTTTACCCCTATCCATAGGTGTCATTTTACTCCTATCAATGGGTGTAATATTACACCTATACACTGTCGACTTTGAGTAACGTCGATTACGAGTGATTAGACCCTTCTCCTCAAGGGCCTTTAGTGCCATCACCAGCGTCTTGCGACTCGCGCATGATCGCCGACATATGTCCTCGTATGATGGATAGCAGAAACCACGCTCGTCAGCTCTGTCCGCCAGGGCGACCAGGATGGCCTTCTGTGTTGATGTTATTTCAGTGACGACATTTAACGCCCAATTAATCGCCTCGATACTCACTCTGCGGCCTTTAGCATCTCGTCGACAAAACCGTTCCGTTTGCCGCCACGAATGAGCGCCTCCCGATATCGCTGTTTGTCGGCCTTAGATACCCGAGTGCCCTGCTCGACGTGAGCCTCGTAAATCTCGACCACATAGTCGTCCAGCTCGTCCCGTTTCGGGCGTTTGATTGCTGGATAATGTTCATCAGTTGGTGGAAATAGGTCGCTCAACTCTAAGCCGACCGCCTGGACAACATCCGCAGCGCCGCAGCCTGCGTAACAGTGGATAAGAATGCGCCCGTCCTGCCCCTCAGTGATACGCAATGATGGTGATTTATCGTCATGTGATGGACATTGCGCCATGTAGCTCCCCTTGCCGCTTTTGCGATAAGATGGGAGACGATCTAGGAAATCCCTTAGATCCATAGTGTGTTACCTCCTCGGCGATACCCTCGCCAACCCCCTAGGGGCCCCGATCGGGCCCCATTTTTTCATCTGCTGGCTTTCTCGAATTCTTCTATTGAGACCCCCAGCGCCTCACAAATACGGGCAGCTGTAGCAAACAGCATTGAATCCCCGCATCTCCATTTATGCACTGCTTGCCGCGAGACGCCAAGGGAGCGAGCGAGATCAGAGCTGCTCATTCCCCTGTCGTCCTGGAGCGTCGTCAGTGCCCGACCTGTATCGAAGATCGGCTTGCTACTAATCAAAACGGCATATCCTCATCAAGTGATGAATCGCCTGGTCGTGGACCGCCAGGGCCCTCTGATGGCGGCGACTCAAGATTTGCAGGGACAAGCTGGAAAACATACCCCTGTGGCGGCGTGATTTCCAGACCTAGGTATTTACCCCCGTTTTTATTGGTGTTGATCCAGCCGCTTAGATCGGCGACTTCACCGCAGACATTAAGAGACCCGCGATAGTCGGGATGATTTTCCTGCTCCTTGTAGTTGTTGCGGTGCAGATTGCCCTTATTGACGGGCGGCTTGTATTCGCTTTGCATGACGTTCCTCCTTATGCGACGCGCCAGACGCGAGCATCTGACTCTTTGAATGACTTGCTGGGATCGACTTTGCGCTGAGTCATTTGGAACCCCAGCTGCTTAGCGCGATGTATCACAGAGCATGATGTCTTGTAATCGACGACCACGCTGTCGCCCACTTCCATCGTCTTGACCCAATCGAGATCGACCCTGTGAGCCTTGCGGATCGTAGGGATAGGGATGTTGCGCTCTATCACTGGGACGTCGCGCTCTATCATGGGGTATTGATTGACATTGTTCATTGTTACTCTCCTTGAAAGTGTTGTCTTGCTGCTTCTCTTTCCTCATTGGAAAGCCTGTTGCGGATGATCGACTTCTCATAGTCGCTGCATTCCTCCCACGCTTCCCTGAGCTTGTGGCCATCCTTGTTCTCGATGGCTGTTTTCATGTAGTCGACTTGGCCCTCAAAAAGCTCCTCGGCTTCATTGAGTAGCTTTCGCCACTGGGTTTTCCAAGCTGTTTTTTCGCCGCCTGGTGCGCCGTTGAATGCCTCGCTCTGCTCCTCCTCGCTGAGGCTGTTGATGAACTCGTGAAACTTGACTGAATCGTCAGTGACCTTCTGCGCCTCATCATAGGGTGTCGTGGGCGGTAAATCCTCGCCACGGTACACATAGAGGCCCAGGCCGTGCATTCCGATTGCCTTCGCGAAGCATCGCTGCATCGACGTGTTGAGCTGGAATACGCTGGGATTCTGGATCGGCTTATTGCGATGATCCAAGACTGGCAAGTGCATCCTGTGCGATATGCCATCGACTGTGACAGTGCAGGAAACCATGACCTCGCCATTTGGGAAGGTCACAGGCTCGTGATGCTCATACGTTGAATCAGGGCACTGCTCACAAAGGATCTGCCAGGCTGACGCCCAGCTGATATATGAGAGGCTTCCCTTCTTCTCGATGAATTCGCTGCAGTCGACTTTTGACAGCTCTTTGAACTTACTCATAGGTCAGGTGCTCCCCTTCGATGTATGACGCCGACTCGAGATAGTGATGGCAATTCCAATAGCCTGAGCTATATGCCGCTGTCTCGCCCTTGTATTCGCCACGCTCGCAGTCAGCGAATCCCTGCAGCCACTCACGGGTCGACGCCTGGACAAAATCCAGGAGCGCCTTGCGCTTGTAGTCGTTGTGCTGGGATGCGTTTGTCAGGATGCTGAGAGCCAGCTCTTCCTGGATGGATTTCATCGGCTCGATCATGCTGCGTCCTCCTGGTCCAGGATGTACTCCTCCACAGCATCCTCATTGAGGACGTGATGGCATCCGAACTTGCAGTGATGAAGATTGACCGAGTTGAATGTCTTGGCGAATCTCGCGCCCTCAGCCTCGTAGTGCTCCAGGCTCTTGTCGGTGCGATAGCGGCAGTCCAGATCTTGAAAATCGACGTCCAGGGCGACCGTGTTGTCGTCGATCCACTCGACGATTTCAGCGCCTTCAATCTCCGTCAGGTCTTCGCCGTATGGGTAATTGATGATGATATACATATGTGTCCCTCCTTGTTATGGACAGACACAGCGTATACCTGGGGGATTACATGGTCAACTACTTTTATGACTTATTTTAATACGTCCACATCACTGGCTTGTCCGTTTTGCGGATATCCAGATGTATGAAGGTCTTGGCGATTCCTATCGCTGGGAATCCGAGCTTGAGGGCCTCGTGGACCAGTGTCATGCGCTCAAAGCCGTTATTCACGGCGATATCGGCTGCAATGCCTTGAGAGTGCGTCCCTGGGCCTGTGGTCTTGTTTCTCTCTGCGCTGTGGGTTGGGTGCCTGTAGCCGCTAGTAATGATTAGAGGGCGTCCCAGGCGCTCCCTGAGCTCATCTAGGGCATGGATTAGCTCTGGCTTAATTTCGTTGGTGCCCGTTTCCTTGCACGCGAACTCTGACTCGTCGAACCACCGATACATTTTCACCCCTTCCACTTAGTTAGGCCGCGAACGCCTACCGATGAAGCGACCAGCGCTCCCAGCATTGCCTTGTACCAGTCTGGCATTTTTTGTAAAACCTCAAAGCCGTCGTGAACGTAAGGAACGAGACCAGGCACAAAGCCCATAATACAAGGAATAAGAAACACGATAGAAAACAGCTCATCGCGCCAACTATCGCCTGCATTAGCTGCGTGAATGTTCTCCCAATTTGCATCCTGGCGAATCGACTCGATTTTCCGCTCGTGGATCGCCCGTTTTTCTTCGGCCTTTCGTTCAAGATGACCCCCCAGCAGGCTGGTGATTGGGCCGATTAATGCCTGTAACATCTTTGTCCTCCCATAGGACGCAGTAGTACCGAGTCACGTCCTGCTCGACGCATATTATATTGCCATACATGGCCGTGCAGACTTCATCTCTGATAATGTAGTGGCGCCAGTCCAGGCAGTCTTTAGTCTCAGGTGCGACGCATCCTGCGAGCAGCAGCAGCAGAGCGAGCGCCCTACTCATTGCCCTTTTCGTTCGCGTACAGAGACTCCAGGGTGCCGACGCGGATCGTTATGTCGTGAACCTCGTCCTGGATCTTTCGCAGATCAGATACATCCATCTGGACACCCTCGATCAGCATATCCTGGCGTGCATCGTCAGGCAGGCTGCCTAGCTCACCACGGGGCCACAGGATGCGAAATTCCGTGTTGCGCTCTATTTCTATTTGAGATTTATCCAGGGAGTGCTCAAGCGTGTTGAGTCGCTCCTGGATGCCGAAGTACGCCATAGTGGCGATCGACGTTGCCGCCACCATTGCTACCAGGTTGCGGATTGGGATTGTTACATCAGTTGAATCATTCAGGTCCATTACCGTATGAATTCAATGATGGTGATTCCCACGATGGCAATCGTACCCAAGAAACCGAAGCCCTGGAGCATCAGCTTCTCGAGTCGATCGAATCGCTTGCCATGATCATCGAGCTGGCGCTGAATAGACTCGTAGCGGACAGCGCATTCCTTTTCATGCGCCTCGATTTTCAACAATGCCTCTTCAGCCAGGTTCACAGCTCACCCCATAAATCCATGTTTATGGGTATACATTATATCACTGGACAGTGGCCTCATCATCCACGGGCTCAAACTCAATGTCCTGCTGCTCTTGTTGCTGAGCCTGCTGCGCTTGCTGTCCAATCAATGCCAGCTGAGCCTCCAGGTCGGCAATGCGTAGCGCTTGCTGTGCATTCTGCCTCGCCAGGGACTCCACGCGCTGCATGGTGATGAACTGCTCTTGAGTCATTTCCGTTCTTTCGGTCATTGTTTTGCTTTCCCCACATTGATCGCCATGATGTCGATAAAGCGGTAAAACTTGGCTAACCACTCATCGTCTTTTGGTGTTGGCGTCAGTGCCGCGATGATACTGCTGACGGCAATGATCGCCGTGCAGATATTCGCAATATCGTTGAGCATTTGCAAATCCATAATTAAGCTCCGCCGTCGCTTGCAGGCTCATCAGCCCACACGATGGCCGCAATGTCTTGGACTACTTGCTCGTATTCCGTCAGGTCTGTCGGTTCGCCCATATTGTCGACTCGTGGAACGTCGACTGTGCGCTTGACGACATGAGGCAGTTGATCATCGTCTGGATCATCAAAGCAGTCATGATATGAAAGTTGCAGATAATCTCGCGGCTCGTCGACGAGGACGAGGACGCGCTTTAAAGTGCTGGTTTTACTGATTGCCATAATATAGCTCCTTAAATTGCGGCGATTATAAACGCCAATAGTTCCTGATATCGGATTGCGTATTCGTCTTTCCTTACAGCATGAGATGGGGCCTCTGCCTCAGTTTCCCAAGTCTTAGTGGTATACCAGCCGCCCTCTTCGCTATCGACGTCGACAATCCACTCTTGAGCTTCCCAGACCTCAGTGTACATGAACATCCCATACTCGTGAGCATCAAGTCCCTCAGCCTCAAACGCGGCTTTCAGTTCTTGGGCGATGATGCCGATATGCCAGCGTGCGCCGTCGCCTTTCTTCTCCACGGCGTCGTTATATTTGTACGCTTTAAGTAGGCCTTTGGCGGCGACTGCGACTCTACGCTCTGCGTCGTCGATGTCTCTTATTTGCTGTTTGAGCCGCTCATCCGATGACGTAGTGACCCCGCCCGCCGAAAAAACATCTGACCATCGTCGTGTCGAACTGCCTAGCGCATAGGTGTTATCTGCGCCTGGCGAAAGCCGCGATGTGTTCATTAAATAACGCTCAGTGCTTCCATTTAGCTGGAACGACATCGTGACGCCGCCAGTATGACGCAGAACGTAATTTGTACTGCCCCCCTCAAAAATCGAAGTGCTGGAGCTCGAGTTGATTCGAGCTTGGCTCGTGGCTCCTAGGCGGGTATTGCTCTGGATGTAGGTATCGCTTGATAGGATGTCGGTCCTAGCGGGCTTTGTCGTAATGCAATCGTTGAATCCTTGGCTTTGTATATGGAATTCGTCATTTTGAACAAAAATGCGAGCCGCATTCCCTCCGCTGTACTGGAATCTGATGTCAGCGGGCGAGGTAGATGTGGAGTTAAGATTGATAACAGGAGCAGAGCCTTGGATATCAACATCAAAATTCGGATTCGATGTGCCGACACCTAGCTCCGAGAGTGTGGTTATGTCCCCGCTAGAGGCCACGCCCGTGATATTGACCAGCGCCCTGCCAGACGTCAGGAACTGGGTGCCTGTCATATACAGGCCATTTACTGATCGGAAGTGAATCGAACTCCAATCATAGGAAGCATCCGAATTGCCGATGTAAAGGGTTTTATTGCCGTCAGTCGTGGGGCGTAGGTAGTTTGAGCCTCTGTTGAACTGTATGCCGAAGCCATAGAGGTCCATAGTGCCCGAGCTTCCATACCAGATGCGGAAGTATCCTGTATCAGCCGCCGTGCCCACGCCAAGCGTTGCGACGCCCGTTTTTGTAACTCTGAATTTCTCGCTCATCGACACGCTAGAGCCGACAGCTGTGCTTACCGATGAACTGCTCGCCTTGTATACAAAGTCAGGCGATATCTCAATGGACGAGCGATAGAAAGCGAAATTAGATGCTGACGATACCGTTCCGCCGCCGCCGTTATTGGGGCGTACCCCGTAGCCGATCATCGGAGCGCCAGAGCTGTAGAACGTGCCAAAGGTCGCCAGGACGTGCGTGCCTGAGTATCGACCTTGAATGATTACAGAGCCGTTTGTGGAGCTGACGTCGCTTGTCTCAAACTTGCCATCCGCGAGATATTCGCCCACGACATTGCTAAAACCAGCTTTCATGAAGCTGATCCTGCCCGTCGTGTTTGCCCCGCCACAGCCGATCTGTACGTTTTGGCCTGACTTCGTATTGATGAATCGAGCGGAACCAAACGACGCATCTATCAGGACATTTGATGCCCCTGTGTTGTCATACAGGTTTATCTCGCCGCCGTTTTCGTTGTAGTTAAAGCTGTGCGAGGGCGAGCCAGAATTGAAATACAAATAGAGATAGTTTGCCGCCATGCTAGCCATATTCTGCTGGGCAGCAGTGCGGAAAACGTGATTGTTTGTATCAAAATAATTATAAGACGTGTTGTTGTATAAAAGTCGTATCTGCCCAAGCGACGACTCATAAATATCTAATTTTGCAGACGGCCCCGACGTGCCTATGCCAATATCACCCTCAGGGTTAATCGTCAGCGCTTCGTTGGTGATTCCCGACGAATACGAGTTAGATGTACCGAACGCGAGAGAGGAGCCTGAGCCTGTGTATTTCGCTCCAATCCTGACATTAGGCTGGCGCTGCGAGGTTAGATAGCTACCTTCAACCAGTGAGACGTAGTTACCAGAGACATAGTTGTCCTGATTGACTGCCAAGCCTTCGCCGTCTGTTGTGCCAGTAAATGACGAGCCGAGTCGGTTGAGCGTGTTTATCTCTAGGTTGGTGTGGATAGAGGTCGATGTCCCGATGCTTACCGTGCCGCGAAAATAGTTTTTGACCTCATCTATGATGTAAATGCCATACGCATCGCCAGGCAACGTGCCTTGATAATCACCATAAAACAAAAAGCCAGAGTTTACGGTAATGCCATTATCGCTGTCGTTATAGTCATAGACAGCTCTATAAACATAAGCATTAGAAATTGTCGGCGTATTGGCATTATTGTCAATTTGCACCTCTGAATAGGT